GTCTCCGTTGAGGAGAATGTCCGCATAGCGTCCTTCATCGTATTGAAAGAGGCTATTTGCGAGCATCCTAAGCTCGATGCCGCTAAGATCGGCACCCACCATAACTTGACCAGGGGATGCTTTAAAAAGTTTTCTGTAGTCATGTTCACTAGGTACTTGAGCTAAGTTTGGTTTACGGTGTGCACATCTGTGCGTGTTAGTAGCAACAGAACAGTGGTGATGTAGTCGATCAGCAGTCGTACATAGCTTCAGCCATGCGTTCATGCCTTCCGAGATCATCCCCAATTTCTGCGTAATATCGAGACACTTGCGAAAGTTCGTCGCTACTTCTTTCAGACCGATTGGCTCTTTTTCCTTTGCTGGAGGAGTACTGGCTGCGATCTCCGTCAATGTCACTTCGTCGATGATGGCTTTCCCAGTAGGTGTCTTCTGGGTGGGATTCCAGCCATGAAATGTTTGCAGGATCCATGAGATATGGTCGCGTGATGTGGTGTTTGTTTCTTTTAAACGAGTGAAGGTTGCGTCTTTGATATAGCCAGCCGGTCCGTTATTTCTTTTAGGAGTAAATTCCGGTCCTGCAACGAAAGGATGCCTGTGGCGTAGTACTGCAATAGTTTGCTCAAGCTCTTTTCTGAGAGATGATGCAAGTTTCCATGCAGCGATTGTGTCAAAGTACCATCCATGTATTTCTTGTTGAGTAAGGATTTTTGCTACTTCGTGTTCAAGTAAGACCCATTCAGGTAGCTGTGGAAGTGGTCGCATAGTTTGGTGGTTACTTTTACATCTTGTATGCAGTAGTCCTGCATTTCTTGTGACCAGCTTTTCCAGTCAGAGTCTTTACCAAATGATCCCTTATATTCTTTTAGTCTGTATCCATATCTTTCAAGACTATGTCTACCCCACATGTGGGATGGCATTCGATCAAACCTACCTTTGTACTTACCTTTATGTGGTTCACCACGATCAATGTCTAATAAATTAGTGTGATACAAACGTGAAAGAAGTAATGTATCTACAACCAAGGCGGTGGGCTTGAACCACGGATAGATCTTCTGAAGTACAGGTATGTCGTAGCCGAGGACATTATGTCCGCAAATAACTTCTGCATCTTCAAGTACTTGTACACCGCGACTAATCGGTTCAACATTACCTTGGTCGTTATAACAAAGGGTTTGATCAGTTTCTGAGTCGTAGATGACAAGACAGTGAATACAGGTAACATCATTGAATAAACCGTCACTTTCTAGGTCGAATACCAGCATTGTGCCAATGATAGGTTTTATCTACAAACTGAGCACGTTTAATAGCATCAGTTGTAGGAGGATTAGGCTTCAAAAGGATTGCCTGAGTCGAAGTCTTTTTCGATGGGTGATTCATTAAATTTACAAGTATTGAGATCGTAATTCAGTAGACATGCTTCGCCAACTTCGCCTGAATAGCGGTTTTTAAGGACGCGCACAGTCGTTCCATCTCGTTCAGATCCACTCTGCTGATCTCGTTCGAGTGCAATAACTGCATCGCTAAGCTGACCGATACTTCTAGAGCCTCGAAGGCTTCTGAGTTGCACTCGGCCACCCTCTTCATGTGATTGTCCATTAGGCGGTGTTGTTGTATGACATACCAAGAAAAGTGATACACCTGTGCGCTCAACTAGAGAGCGAAGTTTGGTCATTGTTGTATCGATCATTCGACGCTCGTCCCCTTCAAGACCACTAAGTAGGATCGATAGGTGATCAAGGAAGATGACCTTTGTATCTAATCCAGCCGCCATATATTCAATGCGGTTGTAGATATGGTCAGGGTCATAGCTACCAAAGCCATCAAATAAATGAAGGTTCCAGTTAGCTATTGTCTTGTCGAAGATCTCTGTTAGCTCGCTTCGTTGTTGCTCTCCGAGGTGTAGAGATTTTCTAGCGGCGACGGACATGAGTCCCAATGCTGTTCTTCTATTTGATTCCTCAAGTGCCAGGTAACCGCACCGCTCTCCCTTGCTGAGAAGGTCAGCACATATTTCTCTGAGAATGGAACTTTTCCCAACGCCAGAGCCTGCAGTAAGCGTGACAAGCTCTCCATATCGGATCCCGTGTAATAGCTTGTTGAGACCCTCGAATGGGTAGTCATGATCTGAAGGTGGTGAAGGTGTGGTAATTAAGTTAAGGAGTGTCTTTGCATCGACAATCCCATCTGGTTGATACTTTGTATGGTCGTAATTACATACAGCTCTGATAGCTTCCGTATCACCAGCTTGTAATGCGTCTGAGGCATCCTTGTAATCCTCTAGAAAGCCGATGAAAGTCTTTCCAGGTGGTAGTACACCAGCAGCGTCTTTGGCAGCCTTCTTGCCTGCTGAGTCGTTATCAAAGAACAGGACAACTTTGTCGTAGTAATTGATCCATTCATAGTTATTTTGAATGGCTTTCTTGGCAGCAGCAGCACCATTTGGAATAGAAACTACAGCCCAATTTGGCTGTGCTTCCCAGACAGACATTGCATCCATCTCTCCTTCTACGATGATTAGCTTCTGATCCTTATTACTTGTTTTGTGACGGTAGTTCTGCATCCCAAATAGGGATTTGACCTCACCTTCACACTTAAAGTCTTTACCTTGTGTCCTTACCTTTGCTCCGACAACTTTTCCATTGCTGTCGAAATAATAGTGGCGTAAGACCTCTCCATCTTTGTAGGTTTTAAAGTGTTCGCATGTTTTTTGTGAGATTCCTCTCGATTGCAACCGTCCGGCTGAACCTCGTAGTTGTACATCTTGCACGTGTTTGGTGAGTGTGGATTGGGTGTTGTCGCCATACGTTCTTGTATGACATCTGAAACAAAAGGTGTGTCCATCTGAGTACAAACTATTTGCATCTGATAAACCACACTGTTGACATGGAATATGCTCTACGAACTCATTCTCTTGCTCATTCATTGATGAACCAATCAATTGGAATGTTTGTAAATGAAGCCCAAGGTATGCCTAACTTGTCGCAGTATTTGGCATACGTTGTCTTAGACTTCTTAGATATAGTGTTATAAGGTGCTTGAAATATCATCCGTAAATCTAATTCAGGATGTTGCTGCACAATATTCTTGATTTTTCGTCTGTCGCCACTGTCCCAATAGCCTTTGCACTCCAGCAGTATCCCGCTAGGCAATACAAAATCAGGAGTGTAATTGTGCATAATTGTATAAGGTACCTTAGTAGACTCATACTCATACTTCACTCCTAACTCGACCATTAGATCAGCAACCTTTTCTTCTAGTCCCGATCGAAATGCCATTATGTGTTAATGAGTTTACGTCCTCGTTAAATGCTCGACTTATGTAGTGGTCGTACATTTAATCAAAATCCCTATACTCTAAAAATCAAGATCGTCTTCTTCAGAAGGAGGTGCAACTACAGAAGGTTCATTTGCTTTATAACCTTTCGTTGTACCAAAGACACCAGCAATATCTTCAATAGAATCACCGATATCAACACCAGCCTTAGTTGACAACGAGATAACCTGAATGCCTTGCAGCTTTACTTTTGTTCCATACGTAACCTTATCTTGTAAGACATACGGACTTTGATAGAAAGCTAACTTAACCGATGAACCTGAATAGATTGGTGTATCGGTATCGACAATAGGTGATCCTTCAGTATCGACGACACCTGGCTTGTTATCTTCTTTCCAATTAAATTTCAAGATATACTTACCTTCTTCTACTTCTTCCCAAGGTTCAAGTTTAAGCAAACCTCGTTTAGGATTAGACAACTTAGATTCAGCCCACTTCAATAGTTCTGGCCTTTCTTTATCAAGCTGATCAATAATTGATTGATCAACCAGTGCTCTGAGGTTATAACCTCCAAATTTACCTGGCTGCATTACCGCTTGAAACCCTTCAAGAACGACAGGGTTAGGTGTAACAATTGTGTTTCTAGCCATTAACAAAAAAAATAGGTGGAATAAATCACTGACTCCGGCTTAAGAGTGCCAATGATTGGTGGTTCAGTCTCTGCTCCGATCTGTTGAGCAAAGGATGTTAGGTAATCTTGTTCAGCAAACAAGTGCATGTATGTTTCACGCACGATGTCTGACAAGACAGACATGTCAGTAGCACGACATAAAACTGAGTCATGTATAAGTGCTATTGGAGCAGAGAATCTAAGTGCTGATAGATGTAACAATGATGCATCAAGTGAATGAATTAGATTAGGACTAGTTGCATTCTTATGATGCTGTTTGTCTACCTCAGCACTTTCTCCTATCGCTACTTTGATCTTACAGTCACCAAGTAATTTAAGCTTAAGTGTCTGACACTCAGGCTTCATTAGCTTCTGTACGACAACAAACCCAGACGGTGTACACCATTTCAGATGATCACAACCTCGGTCAATAGCCTTTGCGACTTCTGATTCAATCCATGCCATTACTTTCATGGGACCAGGAACAATGACATTCATTGCATCCCTTACTGCTTTAACAGTTGCAGTTAGATCCTCTTTATCAACTTCAACACCTTTCTCAAGCAAGGCTTCACGTATGTAACCACGATTTGAGAAGGGTTTTGCATTGTATGGAACAGTCATAACTGTTTTTTTGGTAGTCTTCCTATCCATATGTGGCTTAATACACTCAGGTACATTTGGTTTAGCTTGTTCGGCAACAACCTTGTATGCATCTTGAGGTTCATCACTAGGTAATACATTGACAAGCTTTGCTGTACTTGCATCCCTAGCTAAACCAGACAGGATTTGTAAACCACTACATGTAGCGTCTACAGCAACTGGAAGATTCGTATAATTTCTATCACAACTAATACAAGTATGGAAGTATTCCTCACAACTAGCTAAGAAAAGCCATGGCTCATCTGCTTTCTCCCAATCACACAAGTTACCAATTGGATCGGTAGCTACACGTGTGATGAGATCTAAGTTGTTGACTACCCAATCTTGTCTTTCTTTCATCGTGTCTTTCGAGCCACCATATGTTGTTGCACATTGGAAGGCTAACCATCCTTGTGCATCAGGTGTCATGAATGACTGCTCATGAAACTTAAGTAATGACTTACCAAAGTCTGTATCTTGAGGTGTAAGAAAGGTAGGAATTGGATACGCTCTTCCGCGATAGTCCAGGCTCCAAGGATTGAAGAACTTCTCTTTATCTTTGAATACCTTGACAGCATTCATGGTCATTCGTGTACGACATGACCGCTTGAATTGTTGTGCGTTGTAGTTGTATGCCTCAGCAGCAGCACGACGATAAGACATCTCAGAGTCTCTGTTGTCGTCTATGTCGGCTGGTTTAGGTGGCATTGGCATCTCACATACAGGGATGAACTTACCGACCTCATAACGTCGTTCCATTAATGTCTCAGCGACATCAACGACGAACGTGTTGAGAGTGAATGCGACCTTCTGAATACGATTCAAAAAGGCAATTGGTGTTTCTCCCTGTATACGGGTCCTATCGCCCCGACGCACCATTGGATAGCCGCGCATGACCTCATTCAAGAGGTATCCACCTTGACGTTCATTGCTCCAATCATTTGGCTCGATCAGCATCGGCCATGCAATTGGGCTGAACAATTCAGCAGTAGCCATTACCTCATCCTTGATCTTCAAGAACTCAGGTGAAGGGATGATGTATTGAGGTGTCTTGTTTCCTTGCCTCCTCACGTCACGTAGAAACCAACCGCTCTCTTCGCAGATGCAATCAATCAACCACGTACCGAGGATGACTCTGTTGGCACGTCCCCAACATTTCCAATGGTTTACGTCATGGCGATTCATCAGTGTGGTGATGACCTTGACTTTCTGCTGTGTACCGATTGCTCTGTGGAAATAGTTTTCCTTCAGGGTGTGTAGCAATCCAGGTACATGCTTCTCGTAATGACGCATCATGCACTCGTTCTCAATTGCTTGACCTATTGCATCAGTGATGTTTGGTACAAGTGATGCTGACTTCTTATGGCTGAACACTTTGTCAAAAGTGATCTTGCAAGCAATGGCCGCGGCACCTTCAGGTTCAAGATCAGCTAAGTGTTGCTTGATCTCTTTGAATGCATAGCCGGTTTTACCTTCTTTTATCCTGCGGTTAGTGTTTTCAATACGTGTGACCACAAGAGGCAGAAGCTGCTCAATAGAAGTAACCCCGTAGACAGTTGCAGAGGCATAGCTTTTTTCTTGAAGTTTGTAGGTGTTGTCGTGTAGTCGTTTGAGTCCTTGTCGTATCTGCTCTCGCTCAAGATCAACTTGAGCTTGTATTTCTGCCTTTGTTGCCAAGTAATAACGCGATGAGTGTGGACTTTTTCAACGCACGAACGAATTCGCACGATATTTACCGTAGTGGAACTAAATCCTCATTAAAAAACCAGGGTGTTACCCCTGGCATTTGCACTCACGTACGGTTTTGTACTGTGCTCCCTCAAACGTGCGTGTCTACCATTTCCACCACATCCGCAGGGATCTCAGCGATTTAGCTGGAGTGGAAGACCGGTTCAGGTCCTTGAAAAGGGTAGCAAAGAGGGTCTGACGACACGCCTAGACAGCCATTGGCTGCATATCGTGCGGAGTCATGAAGCTCACTCTCTTGGAGAAGTCAGCCATGATCTCTTGTTTTTTCTTACCTACTGCTGCGATGTATCGCTTGGTTGTAACCATTGATGAGTGACCAGCTAATTCGCTGATGTACTCAGTTGGATAACCAGCTTCTGCCATTGCAGTACAGAACGTATGTCGTACTTGTTTGTACGCATAGCGTCGGTTCTCAGGCATACATGCGTCCCTGTTTTGTTCGTATGGATAACGAACACAGTGACGTGTTTGCCAATCTTCACCAAAGACTTTTGCTGATTGCGGGTTATCCCTGCAACGTTCATGCAGAACAGGTAGTAAGGGTTCCATGATTGGAATCCATACAGCCTTTCGACCTTTGGTTACAAAGTCAGTACGACCACCGACATAGATTCGATTCTTATCGAAGTCAATGTCTCGTACCTTCAGACGCAGAAGTTCGTTTTGGCGTGTGCCAGTCATGGCAGCACCTAACAATAAATCTGCTAGATCATCCCGATAATAAACATGGCGTGCATGTGTAATCATCGTATGCATCTCTTGCATGGTGAAGAAATCCACTTGGAATTCATCTTCACGCAAGCGCAATGATCTTGGTTGAAACTTTGGTGGATGTGCTACTTGCTCAGTTGCATGACAGAAACTTAAAACGGTATGTACCGCTGAAAGTATCTTGTTCCAAGTAGAAGCTCTGTGATTAAGTTCCTTCTTAGAACGTGCTCGTAGTGCAAGCATGATGGATTGGTCGATCTTATCCACAGGGAATGATCTTCCGTACATGTTGATGAAGTGTGAGCAATTAACGATGGCTGCCTTACGGCCTCCAACCTCATTGCCATCCTCATCGAACCGTTCCATCCAGTTCGGCTGGTTCTCCAACGTGTAGTTCATACACTGGGAGAACGTCTTTAACTTACCCATAAAGGATTTGTTTAAGTTGACAGTTAAGTGCCTCTCCCTGTGGTGTCAGTTTGAGGAACTTGAGACGTCCGTCACGTTCAGGATCTGAATACTTTTTGATTAGTCCTAAACCTTGACGACGTTTGCCGTCCTCATCACGAAGACGATGGATCTTGGCTAAGCAGTCCGTGTTACGGGATGCAGAAGCCTCGGTAAAGCCGAGACCACCTTCCTCGATAGGTTTGACAAGATCTGATTTCGGACAGTCGTTATGACTGGCTACGTACAAGAACGTAGCAATCAGTTGAGCAGGCATTTCTCTCTCCCACTCGCGTAATACATTCATTACGGCAAGTAGTTTGAGAGTCTGTCTGTCGGTGACAAAACCGTCGAAGCTAGAGGGGTCCACGTCTCCGTAAAAAGGGTGCTTCTAACTCTATCAGAAACTTACCCAAGTGCAACGATACACCTGTACTATTTCTCCAGATTGACCAAAATGAGCAATCATCGACGCTTAAATAAAAATCGAACATCTGTCCGAAGATGTGGTGAGTGTGTTTAACAAAACATACAAGTTATGAGCCAGTTGTATTACTCAGGTTCTTCGTCTTCTATCAATAAATGTTTGTAACGTTCATCGACTACCCAACTGCCTTGATACAGACCTGTGCGGCATTTCAGTGTATAGGCGCAACAACGGCACTTGAAACCAAAGCACTCTTTACCTGCTCGTTTATCAAGCGATAGGTTTTCATTGTGGATTAAGTCACGTGCAAAGGTACACACTGATGCAGAACCATGAATGTGTGACCTTGACATCTCTTCAAGAGCCTGAGAGAGAGTCAATCCCCACTTAGCTGCATAAAGTTTTAAAACCTGTGCATCAGCGTCCGAAAGCACAACAACAAGTCGTTTCAAGAAAGCATTGCTGGAGGTAGTAAAAAGAGACTAATGAGAGTCATTCCAGCATTAGTAATAATGGCTCAAATAAAACTCAATTAAGTTATGTTTCATCATCTAGCAATTGCTCGGCCATAAGCTGTAAGAGCTCGTCCTTGTGTTCATGCATCTCGATCTCGTCAATGAGCGTCGTCAAAAGAAAGTTAAATGTCGTCTGATTCATCGGTCTTGTGTGGGTGTGCGTAGTAGATCTCGTCATGAGTACAAACAATGAACTCATAATTTCTTTTTCCCATTAGGGATTCAATACGTGCTTCGGCTGCGTGCTGGCGCTTGTACACGTATTCTTTGACCTTGAGAGTCTTGAGGTGTGTTGTGCGAATAATGCAAAACACATCAGCAGGTATCTCCCAACAAGCTATCTTCCATTGCATGATTTCCATAAAGGAAACAGTGTCAAATAGCTCCGCAGGTGCGGCCTTGTATCTCTTCCAATTGTTTGGGAAGTACGGTGCTTTACCACTCATCGGCTAGTCTCACGTTGATTAGTTTGCAGTTTCTGTCCTCGGACAACTCCAACGCATGAAAGGCTGCGGACATGGAATCGGTGGCAAGAATATAAATATCCTCGGCACTAGACAACGTCACTAGGTACTCCTTGAGACGTGGTTTGGTTAGATCAATTGGGTCCTGATCTGTTGTCATCTGTGGCCTTGGTTCCTTTGTAATATGTATGCGTGAGTTTGTTTGCACGTTGATAAATAGTTGCAGTTGCAAACAGTCCGACCATGCCAATAATGGCTAGGATGATTGTTGATTCAGTTGGCATTAGGAAAGAACTCAAGATTTAAATCTGGAACGTTGAGAATCAGGCGAGTATCTGTATTTAATACTGCGTCCCTGTATTCTGGATTCTCTTGATATTCTTTCCAGTTGTCATAGTCACCACTATCAGACAACATTTGACGGATACGTTTGAAATGGTGATCGTATTCTGTGTCGGTCATGTCAAGTAGAGACAAAGCTTTTCCTATCCAATAGATGAACAATGTTGATTAGTTGCGTCCTTGTGATTAGACGCTTCTTGTAGTCACTCAATGCAACACATTGCAGCTCCTTGATCTGCTCTTGTGTCATGTACGACCTTGGAATGGTGAGTGTGAAAGAATCTGGGGATGTTGAGTCCCAAGAGGTAGGGTCAGGCATTGCACCTGACCTGTAAGCTTTACTTAGTACCTAAGTGGATGGAGTTAGACGTTACGATTGAAGAAATAGGTATTACCTTTGAACTCCATATCGTGGAAGTCGTAGCGCAGTGATTGATACCAGACCATCTCGAAATCAATTGCACAGCGATAGATATCGGGTAAGTCATCAGTTGGATATACATCATCGCACCAATCTTCTGCGAACTTGGCAGTGATGTGACTACCAACGCCTTCAGATTCTCCATTGAAAGCATCACAAAACTGCTCGGCAGTAGTGATACTCATTTCAGAATCTAGAAGGTTAATAAAACTTTCGTACTCATCCTCATCAATAATGAAGTGAGTTGACTCGTGGATCTCATCGATGAGTTCCTGAGTGTCTTCGTCCTTGCTGTCGTACCACTGCTCATAAGCAGCCATACGAGATTGAGCGTCAGATGCAGTAATGCAAGTCATTGAATGATACTTAAGTGGAGGTAATTTAGTAGACAAAGGAAGGAGATTGATGCATCAATGCGTCCATGGGATGGAGCTTTGTGCATGTACCCCACTTCCTTGTCTTTGAATCGTACGCTCTGAGATTGTGGTTAACCCACATTCCTAGGCTGATCAATGGATTAACCAATAGGTTAAGGATTGCACGCCTTGAAACGTTAGTGTACTGATAGATCGAACCCTTAGCAAATGCAACCTCAACGACTGCATTGATTGGGTCAATGTACATAACCTCTACACATTTAGAGGTACGATGTGAAACTTTGATGAACAATGGATTGATTAGTTGTTGAATGTTGCGTCCTTGATGAACGCAATAACTAGCCGAGGAGTTGAACCTCAGCACGTAAGCCTGTCTTACTTAGTCAGAAATCAGTAACAGTGGGACGTTCACCGAATATGTCCTCAAGTTGTCCCTCAAGTACTTTGTTTGAGCCCTTGAAATAAAACTTCCAGACATGTTCGGCTGTGTTGTGACAATCCATAAAGGATTCTCCCTGCTCAGACTCAGCCTCAAATGCATTTTGCCTGATGATTTCCAGAGCTTGGTAACGTGTGTAGCTTGTGTGCCACATTGTTTTAGCCATGAGTGTCTACCTAAGTGGATGCACTTAATTGTGCAAGGCACGGGCTGCGTCCTTGAAACGCAATGGCGGCCATGATCCGTCCATGCTGCCATGAGTAATTAAAGCGTATGGCTCCGCATTGTAGTACATGTGTTCCCCTCCTGCGGTGCTGAGTCACGGTAAACCGTGGCTACCTGGTGCCGTGGTAGCTCGCCTCTTAGTCAGCGGTGGGTATTCGGTTGTCGAGGTTCTTGGGTCATCCTTGCACCAGTGGAAGGGTTCCGCTTGGGTAGGTGTGACGGTTTGAGAATTGGTGAGCGGTCGTTTACCTGGTGAGGTTCTACAAGCTCGTTGGATAGCCGCTAGCCAAAGCATCGTTGCGGCGTTGATCCATTACTACAGGGTCGGCGGCCAAAAGTCAACAGGTTGAGCGACAATCAATTGCGGCACTGGCACATGGCCTAGTCATAGCAGTGGATCTCAGCCAAACCAAAGGGAGGCGCGACAGATCGCGTTAGATTAATATTTGTAAACAAACACGCGACGCGATCCAACTACCGCGCACATGCACGCGCAGTACAGTAAAACCCAGTGAATTCCGCACGCCTAGTGATCGTGCGCGTTAGAAAACACGCGAGACCAGACCCCCCCCATGGGGGTTGCGGCCTTCCTGCTACGTATATATACAGGCTTAAGACATTTTTGTCATTTTTTAAGGTAGTTAAGCTCGGTTTCATACGGTTTAACGCTGTAAAACACAGCCAAGTCATTAACGTACGGAGGAATCCATACATGAACCTGAGAACAAGACTGCCAATTAACCGGTTGAATGCAATTAAACAGCACAGCTGTGACAAAACCCTTGATATAACTAATATAAGTCAGCATCAAACGACCATTTTTGTTTGATCAGTAGGCGACTGCTCTTCGCTGTCGGAAGCAAAAGAGGTGTCTTTTACCGGCTCAAGCTGATCAGCGTTATATTTATCGTGACAATCGAGACACCATTGTTTAAGAGCTTTACCGGAATCAGTGAACTTAGCTACACCTAAG